CCGTGGTGTTGGGGTCTGACAAGAACCTTGACACACTAGTCATTGCCGATGGCGGTTTCAAACTTGGTGCTGGCGCTGGTACGGCTGTTACCGCTACCGCCGCCGAACTGAATGTTTTGGACGGCGCTCCGTTAGGCGCTACCTTTGTGGTTGGCGTTGAGGGTGCAGATACAATCAACGTTGGTGTTCAACTCGTTGACGGGAATTCTGCCGATTTAGCTGTGCGTGGCGCTGTCAAAGCCTATTTGAGCAATGATGCTAACGGCGACAGTTTGGCTACAACCGCTCCGTCTGGCGGAACTGCCATTGGTACGGACGGTCTTCTTATCGCTTCCGCTCCGACTCTGGGGAATTCTCTGGTCGTGGACGGAAATCTGGCGATTGACGCAACTCCTGAGAAGTTCAAGACAACTCAGACCTCTGCCTTCTTAATTAATGGCGTAAGTCATACCAAAGCCGCAACGGTTGAACTCGTCTTCTCTGCCGCACACGTTGTTACTGCTACGAAATTCGGTGTGGTTCTGGTTCAGATAAATGCTGCCGGTACGGTTAGTACTAAGGTTCCTCTGTCTCCCCAGATTTACGATGATGCCCCAACCGCTTTGGCTGCTCTTCCCGCTGTTGACGCGGGGAACGTGTCTTTGGGTTACATTGCTATCGCCGCTGGGGTTGCGGATTGGACTGCTAACACCAGTGACATGACCGATGGTAGTGATCTGACCACTGCCTCATTCAATGATAGCACAGAAGTTGCCATTGGTGCTGCCAAGTCCTTTGAATTGGTTAGTGAGTCTGACGGCGATATTGACATCGACATTGTTGAATCGGGTGTGGCTACGTGGTATCTCGTTTTGGTTATGCCAAGCGGCAAGTTGGTTGCCAGTACCGCCATTACGTTTGCGTAATTGGATTAGTTGATAAAAATGGAGTCTTGCGCTATGTCTAAAAGGTGGCGCGAGACTCCATCAAAACTCAACACCGTATCGACAACAACATAAAATTAATTCGAATCCCTTATACAGAATTCGATAACATCGAACAAATTCTCTATGAAGAACTGTTCGGAAAGGAGGTGTGATATCAAATTATCACAAGAATTATGTGACTCTTTTTGTAATCAAATGGCTTCAGAGATGGGTAATTTTTACAAGTATACAACTATTCAATCTTACTTTGAAAACTTACAGTTAAAAAACTTAGCTAAACATTTTAAATCTCAAGCCGATGAAGAAATGAGTCATTACGAGAAAATTTTAGATTACATAAATTCTCGCGTAGATGGTCAGTATCACTACATTGAGGTTGAACAACCTGAAATCAAAATTAATTCACTTGATGATGTTGGCAGAATTTATCTGGAAACAGAACAAGCTACAACAGAATCAATTGAAGATATTTATGGATTGGCTTTAGAAAGTAGATCATTTATTGACCTGCCTTTTATTTCCGAACTGCTTTCATACCAAGTTTTGGAAGAGCGCGAATCTGAAGAATTTGTGAAAAGATTGACTTCTGTCTCAGACATAATCGTTTTCGATCTAATCATGGGTTCTTAGTTTATGGTGTTATAAAATGACAAGAATTGCGTATAATAGAAAGCCGTATCAAGAAGCAGTATTCTTCCTGGAATCAAACGGATATACTCTTATTACAAAAGAAGATGAGTATGCCGGATTTGGCTCTCCCGTGTACATATCTGATGTAAACGGATATATTAGTTATACTACTTGTAGCAAGTTCTGGTCTGCGATAAAACGCAATAATATACCAGAAAAATTTAATAAGGATAATCCGTTTGCATTGTACAACATTGAAAAATGGCTTAAGGAATTTAAAGGTTCGATTTCTTTGAAATCTACGGAATATCTTGGAGCAAGAGAAAAACTGATGTTTTTCTGTAGCGTTTGTTCTAATGAATTCGATGCCTCTTGGGACACGATGTATGCCAACAAGAAGGGCTGCCCGTATTGTGCAGGAAAGAGAGTTTCTCCGAACAGGTCGTTTGCTTCGGTTCACTCGGAACTATTGCAAGAATGGGATTATGAAAAGAATAGTAAGAGTCCAGAGGAGTATTCCCCCGGAAGTGGAAGGACTGTTTGGTGGAAATGTAATTCTTGTGGACATTCTTGGAAGTGCGACATAAACGTAAGGGTTTATAATTTGGGAAGTGGCTGTCCTGTGTGCGCCTCCACGTCACGCGGGGAAAATATTGTTTCGAGATTTCTTTTACGCAATAATGTTGAGTTTGAAACTCATAAGTCTATTCTGGGATGCAAAAGCATAAGGCATTTACCGTTTGACTTTATATTGGGTAGCGGAAACTTTTGTATTGAATATCATGGAATACAGCATTATAAGCCAGTTGACTTCGGAGGAAAAGGATTTGAACACTCAATTAACTTTTTCAATGATTTAAAAGTTAGAGACTCTATAAAAATAAATTTTTGTTTAGAAAACAATATTAGGTTATTGATTATTCCATATTGGGAAATTAAGAATATTGATAAAATATTAATGAAAGAGATTTTTGGAGGTTGAATGCTAGTCAATCCTAAAATCATAGAAAACAAACTTGGTTTCTCAAAGATTATTGCAGACTGGTTACAAAAAGAGAATGTTCCATTATTAGGTATTGACGGTAATGTTTATTATTTTATGAATACCGCAACGCTAAAAGAATCTTTGAAAAGAATGCCAATTAAGTTGAAAATAAAAAGTGGTTTGATTAAATGGTTGGAAAAATTATAAGAAAGGAGGTGGATTATTGAATAAGCACATTAACTTTGAGGTTGAAAGTGCAGACATCATTGAAGAAAATCCAAACTCCCAATTTGCTACTGCGAGAATTTTAGCGTTTAGTTCGTCTCTAAATAGGCATGATATGAGTTGCTCGGAAGAAGTGTTGAAAAATACTGCTTCAACAATTTATAATAAACCAGTTTTGTATGTTTATGATGCTAGGTTTGATGACCTAAGTTCTCATGCTGACAAACCTGAGAAATCTTCTATTGCCGGATTTGTTGAACCAAACAGCGCAGAATTTATCAGGGAAGAAAATGGCGGAAGACTGCAATTGGTGGTCTTGACTAAAATTTGGAAAAGATATGCCCCTAAAGTTGTAGAATTGTTTCGTTTTTCTGGGGGAAGAAAGAAAGTCAGCGTTGAGATGGAATTGATAGAGGCTAAAGAAAGACCTGATGGAATTCTGGAAATGCTAAATTTTGCCTATACTGGCGTCTGTATTTTGGGGGATTTGGTGACTGAAGCCTCAATGGGAGCTCACATGCAAATGTTGTCATTCTCTGAGGCCGATAAAGAATATTTAGAAGCATATAAAGCCGAATTCTCATCTCGTTATGATGATATTGATTTTACTATTCCTGAAGAAGTAAAGTCAAATACTAAAATGGGTTTGGACTTGCATAAGAAAAAAGGTACAGGTGCAACATCTGTAGCTTTAGCAAATGCACGTTTTATATCTGGAAAAGATAAAATCACACCAGATAAACTAAGACATACAGCAAAATACCTATCTAGGAAAAGCAAAGAAGATCATAATGATCAAGATTCTAATAGTTATGTTTCTTGGATGCTTTATGGTGGTGATGCTGGTTATAGATGGGCTTCATCCTTAGTTGCTAAGATGGATGAATTGGATCAACAGAGGGTGAATTATTTTGCAAAGGAGGAAAAAAACATGGATGAAAAAGAAAAGGAAGAATTGAAAAAGGAAGAGGAAATGTCTGCGGTGGCATCTGCGGTCACACCTATGGCCGCTGAAGAAACTCCTGAAACTCCCAAAGAAGAACCGAAGAAAGAATCTGAGGAAGAAGAAAAACCAAAGGAATTTTCTTTGGACGCTTATCTCGATGTGGCTGCTGCTTTAGCGTTTTTAGAAGCTGAAACCGAATCCAATGAAGAAATGGTCGGAATGGCTGTTTCAGAATTAAAGAAAGAAGAAGGTAAAGAATTTGCTAAGGTCGCTGGTGCTATGTTCGCTGTTGCGATGAAGTATGCTTCTAAGGCGAAGGAATTTGAATGTAAGATGTCTGAGTTTTCTGCTAAAATGGCTGAAAATGAAGAAAAGATGAATTCGTATATGGCTGAGAATGAAAACCTTAAGAAATTTAAGGCTGATGTTGAAGCTAGTCAATTCCAGTTTGAAGTTGAAACTACTTTGAAAGAAGTTGAAAATGCTGTTGAAATGCCTAAAGAAGAAATGGCTGCTTTGAGAGAAAAAGCTGCTGAATTCTCGCTTCTGACTCTTGACGCGTATAAAAACATGGTTAGAGCAAAGGCATTTACTTTTGCTGCTAAAGGTAAGAGTTCTAATGAAGTTAGAATTGGTTTACCGTTTACTAATGTTGATAAACCCACAAAGAAAAGTTTGTGGGAATAGAGTGAACTAATTATATAAAGGTGAGACATGGTTTCTGTTACGAAAAAATACTTCTTTTGCTATTCGTTTCGGTTAAAAGAATTTCTAACTGAAAAAACTATTCGTTTTGAATTTACTGGAAATAATCAAACTAACAATAAACCTTATTGGGTTTATATTAGAAATGATTATTTAGCAGATGCCTTAAGCGAATGGTCTAAATTGAATGGCGTTAAGACTAAATATAATGAGGAAGAAGGAATATGAGGAAACTAACAACTGAAGAAGTTAGAAACATGGTCTTAGAAATGGGCTACGATATGGTCGGAGAATATACTGGGAGAAGAAACCCTATTGAAATTATATGTAAGTGTGGAAACCACTATTTTCCACAGGCAGGAAATTTCATATACGGAAAGTCCCTTCGCTGTGATGAATGTGGCAGAAAAAATGTTTCGAAAAGATTTTTGCAAACATACGAAGAGGTTTTTGGATATGTAGAAGATAATGGGAACGGAGATGTTCTATTGTCGGAAAAATATTCTGGAAATGGAAAAATAGAAATTCTTTGCGGAGTATGCGGAAAGAATTATAAAATACTATTCTCGTCGTTCAAATTGGGTCACAGGTGTTCTCATTGCGGAATAGCGTCTAGGACAAGGAAAAGTAGACTTTCCGCCGAAGAAATATGGTCTGACCTAAGTAGGCGAGGTTTGATTTTTGTTAACTACCAAACCTACGATGACGTAGATTGGCCCAAAATGACTGTTTCTTGCTCAATTTGCTCGTATACATGGGAAACGACTTGGTTGTTTATTCGAGGCAATAGTGCGTGCGGAATGTGCAATCGTTCCCGCGGTGAAAGAAAAATAGAAAATTTTTTAATTGAGAATAATATATTTTTTCTTCCTCAACATAAATTTGATGATTGCAAGAACGTTCGAAGGTTGCTTTTTGATTTTTATTTACCGGAACATAATACGGGGATAGAGTTTAACGGAATGCAACACTATGAAGAAAATGAGTTTTTTGGAGGAACGAAAGGATTCCAAGAAACTATTTTTAGAGACAAAATAAAAGAAGAATATTGTCTTTCTCAAGGAATAAACCTGTTGGTTATTCCTTATTGGGAAAAAGACAATATTGAACAAATTTTAACAAACTATTTATTTTCTTAGGAGGAAAACATTATGTCCTATGGCGTACTAATCCCGAATCGTGTTGCGAGTATGAATGTTGATTCGTATAATCGCTCTGCGGTTTCTGCTTCTGATCTTGAAAACGGTATGGTCGTTGCTCTGACCAGCGGAAAATCTGCTACTGCCGGTGAAACCGAACTCTGGACTGCTGTCCAGCCCGCTACGGCAAACCTGGCTTCTGGTCTTTGGATGATTTATTCACCAGAACTTGTTCTAACAATTTCTGGTTCGGCACAGTTCTCTGGTATCGACCCGAATCCGCAAAATTTTATCAATAAGGCGACTCGTCCTTTTGACATTTTTAAACTTCAGGTTGGCGATATTTTTACCATTACTGGTGATGTTATTACTGGAACCAAGTCAACCAACACCTATATTGTCGCAACCGATTCGGACTACCAATTGAATTGGGCTGCTGCTGCCATTTCCGGATTATCCTGCAAACTGCTTGGCACAACCTACATTTCCATTCCTGATGGTGGCGTTAATTCTGGCAGAGTAACGGCCTATCAGTTTGAAGTTGTCGCTCTGGCTTAATTATCAAAAAAAACTAAATTAGGAGGAATATTTTATGACTAAAGTTACTGATGGTCTTATTAAATTTGCTGGTGGCGAAGCCAATCTTGGCGTGTACAAGATGTTCGCTGATTACTGGAATCACTATCGCTCTCTAAACGGCTCTAAAGGTGTTGAGTTTGATAACACCATTTCTTTTTCCGAGAAAGAAGACAAGATGAACGCCGCTCTTCGCAAGGAAATTCTACGCGTTTCTGGGCAAAACCTGGTCGAATTACCCCTAGAACACTGGGCGTCTAACCCGATGGTGAAGTGGGCAAGTTTCGCGGTTACAAATATGCTCATAGATTTTGTTCTTCCGAGTTCGATCATCGACTCGATTGGGGCATACACTGACGTTAGAACTATTGGATGGGGCGATTCTGCGGCGTTCGAAGTTAAAAGCAGAGACTTATTTACAGTTAGCAAGGCTGGTCGCGGTCAGCGTTCAACGGAATTACACAAACAGTACGCTGGACTTGTCACGGTAGTTCCGGTTATGAGAGAACTTTCTGTGTTTGTGTCTTTGTATCGCGTTTTGGCGGGGAAGGAATCTCTGGCTGAATTTGTTGCCAAAGCCGTTCGCTCTCTGGAAACCGCCGTTACTGTTGACGTGTATAATTTGATGAGTACAACCATGAATGCCCTGGTGAACACTCCCGCCGCCGCAGCCCTGCGCGTTAGCGGATACACTCAGGCCGACTTGATTTCTTTGGCGCAGAAGGTTCAGGCATGGAATGGCGGCGCTGAAGCCGTCATTGTTGGTACGAAAGCAGCTTTGGGAAATATTGTCCCATTAGACCCAAACTATCGTTATGATCTCGTAGATAGTCCTTATGTCAAGATGGGCTATGTCCCAACGGCCTTCGGTTATTCGATGCTAATGCTCCCGCAGGTTGCCGATTGGGAAACCCCCTTCCAACTAAAATTGGCCGATGATCGCGTTTGGCTTCTTTCTCCTTCTTCGCAGAAGATTGTGAAGTTGGTTCTGGAAGGCGCTACCATGAGTAACACCACGGACGTTTATCAAAACGCTAACCTCACTCAGACCAATACCATTTGGAAGTCTTTTGGAACCGCCGTAGCGACCAATGCCGTTGCCGCCACAATCGAACTGTAATTTAAAATTACAATATTTTACGAGTGAGGGTTGAAATATACCCTCACTCAAAATATATTCAACAATTAGAGGAGAAAATGAACACTAAATCGGTTACAAAAGAAGCGGAATACGACGAATTAAAAGAAAGAGTTTCACAATTAGAATCTCTTTTGGCTCAATTCTCTGGAACTCCGCTGCCAAAAAATGAAAATGACTCCGTCAAGCCTGAAGACTATGTTCAAATTATGAGTCTGACAAATGATCGCCTCAATCTTTCAACTGAAGGTTTTGGAAAGGGAAAAAAATACACATTCACAAAATTTGGTGAAGTAAAAAGAATTATCTACAAAGAAGTCGCTGACATCATAGAAAATCAACAGCACTTTCTTACTCGCGGGTTATTTTTTATTTTGGACAGAAGAATCATTAGGCTTCACGGCCTAGACGATCTCTATGCAACTCTTTTGACTAAAGATAAAATGGAGAGCATCATTTTCGGAGTAGGCAAATCGCAGGATTTAGTGGAACTCTATAAGTCTGCAAATGATCGTCAAAAAGAAATCATCAACGACATGATTGTTGAAAGAATCACGAAAAACGAAGACGTGGACTTAAATATTGTTGCTCAAATTTCTAGGATTGCAAAAATTGATTTGGTTGCTAAGGCAGAAGAATCAAAAGAATATGCAAATCTGGCGGCATAATTTAAAAACTAAAACTTAAAAAAAGGAGGTCTATAAATGGCAGTGAATATAACAGACGTAATTGACCTCTTTATGACACAAATTGACGATTATCGTCTTACAGCATTATATCAAAGCAGTGAAACTGATTTTACGGTCTATCTAACTAGTTTCCTAAACTTTGCAATTGTAGAATTTACTCCAATTTGTACTCAGTCTTTAGTGTATGATGGTACTACAAAAAACTTCACCGATACTCTGACATTAGAAAATCAAGTTATCTTGGCTCAACTAATGGTAAAATATTGGCTGAATAAAGAAGTACAAGATATTACGCAGATGTCCATACACATCCGCGACAAAGATTTTTCCATCCATAGTGAGGCCAACAACTTAAAAGAAAAATCAGCCTACCTAATGACTGTCAAAGAAAATCTTTCACAGATACTAAACGATTATTCATATCGTAATCAAGATTGGAGTCTATGGATTAATCAATCATTCAATGGCTACACAGGGAGTTAAATATGGCTTACACATATTTAAAAGCCCAAATGCCTATGATTGGTAAAAGCCAAAAAGACAAATATGTTGATCTTTTTCAGGAAACTCTAAATCGCCAGTTTACAAATGCTTCAGACGTTTGGACTATCCAAGAAGAATTGCCCTATGCCGGTGATGTTTGGTATGAATCTGAAGTTAGAGTTATAACCCACGTTATTAACAACGAAACGGGCGATAAACTGGGTGATGATTACCGAAAGATAATGTTTAAAGACATTGATCACGCTACTGGCCCAGGGTATATGTATTACTTTGATGAAAACTATTGGGTGGTAATCAATGCAGACATTCACAAAAACTTGGCTGCTTCCTGCGTGGTAAAACGCTGCAATAACGTTCTACGATGGACTGATCCAGATGGGGGTTATTTTGAAGTTCCCTGTTCGATTGATTATCTGATCAAAGAAAATCGTGACTTCGCTACTGCTGGTACTGCTTTAGTGGCTCCTGCTGCTCAGTTGGAAGTTCTCTGTCAGTGGAACACAAAATCCAATAGAGTTAGACCAAATCAAAGGTTTTTGTTTGGTAACGCCAATAACTGGAATGCTTTTAGAGTCTTAGGTGGTGGCGTAAACAACTATAACAACATGCAGACCGAAGATAATTTATCTGCCGGTCTTTTACGTTTAAGTATGATGGCAAACTACGTCAATCCTGATACAGATGATCTAACCAATGGTATTGCAGACATTGTTCAATACACTTACGACATATCAGTAGAAGAAGACCCATTGACTATTCAAACAGGTTTAACCAGACAATTCCATGCTACAGTTACGGTAAATAATCAAGTTGCCCCTAGAACAATTATTTGGGCTAGCGACGATGAAGATGTTGCCACAGTTAGCAGCACAGGATTGTTGACTGCTGTTGCAGTTGGTACTTGTACCGTAAGAGCAACTCTTGAAAATAACACAGATGTCTATGAAGATATCACTGTTACTGTTCAATCGGCTCCAGTTGTTGAGTCTGAAATTTTGATTAATCCGAACGTGAATTATGTTTTGGAAGGTAAAACTACAACCTTTACTGTTGGACTATACGAAAATGGTGTTTTACAAGCCGATGCTTTTGTGTTTACTCTTGATGCAAGAAGTATCCCGTATGATCACTATGTTTATACAACTTTGGGCAATGCTTTCACTGTTGAAAATGTGGAAAGATTCTTGACTGATTACTTAGAAGTAACTGGCACAACAACCGGGCCTTTAAGTAGAACGTTTAGAGTATATCTGAAAGGGATGTGGTGATATAGATGACGCAAAACTTTAACTCTCCCGATTTTGCTTATAATAAGTTTTATAGATTTGCGGATTTTTCTTATAACTGCATTGTAAAAATTTTAGAATCCGATGAATTAATTTGGAAACTTTTAAAAGATACAACCGCAGATGCTTGGAATATTCCAAATCTTACCTATGAGGAAAAAACATCTTTAATTTATTCCGGTCAAGAAGATTCATCTCTCTATCGCGTTTTCATGGATACCAGAAATGATTCCGTGTTTACAAGAGAAGAGTGCATTTTGCGTATTTCTCCCTATAAAATTGTTCCAAGAAATAGAACTACTGGTTCGGTAATTATGGGGATGGAAACATATGCTCATTATAAGGTAAACACCCTTTCAAACTATAAGACTAGAATTGGGATGATCACTCAAAAGTTGATTGAGGTATTCAACGGAACGAACATCGATGGGCTTGGTGTTTTATACTTTGACTATTTAAGAGATCAGGGCGACTTTACAACGCCTTCGGGTACAGTTCCGACACCGGGCTATATCACGTACTTCACAACAAACGTAGGATGACAAATGTCAAAATATGACAACTATTATATCTTTGACGATCCTGTTCCTTATCGTAATCTAAAACTATATCCAGTTAGAATGAGAGATTACCTTCTTTTTCATTACTTCGCCAATGTACTTGTTTTAGACAAAAACTCCATTCCTGATTTCAAAATCATTACAATGACTTATCTTGAATGGTTATTTCATGAAACTGAAACAGATATGGAAAATAAGCCTTACATTTTATGGCTTGATCGTCTTTTAGAAATGGTATTAAAAGATGATGAAAGTTTTAGTGACATGAATAAAAGCGTACAACGCTATCGCAGAGATGAAAAAGGAAAACCATATATTCTGATTGGTGATCAGAAGTACGATTCTTCAGATTTTGAAGAAATAAAAATGATCATTGCTGAACAAAACGATCTTGATTTACCAGATGAGTCTATTCAAAAGGAACTTCGAGATAGCATTGAAGAAGCAAATCGTATTCGTCAAAGGTTAAACAAAACGAGAATTGCTCCCTTAGAAGAGCAAATAGTGGCCGTTAGTATTTATACTGGATGGCCGCTAGAACAAATTTATGATCTGACTATTCGTAAATACGGAATGGTAATACAAAGATCAGATCATTTATTGCATTATAAAATCTACCTGACAGCTTCTTTGTCAGGAATGGTTGAGTTTAAAGACAAATCAATTATTAAACACTGGTTATCTGATTTAAAAAAAGATCGCTTTGGTGGTGCTTTGATTGAATCTGAAACTGTGAAAAATAAGATTAGTCTATCGGACAAACTAAAATAAATCTTTAGGAGGTTTAAAATATGACAAAGAAATTTCTTGTCTCTGTAGCTAATGTTTTTGGCTACGATCAGGAGAACGGCGATTTGGTCTTTGTTGGTAAAACTCTATTGGATTCTTCGATTGAAACCGCTCTAAACGCGACTGATGTTCGTGGTGGGCGGGGCAATCAGCTTCAATATGTGTATTACAATGGGGCCGACATGACCATTGCGGTCAATGATGCTCAGTTCAACCTGGACTTCTTGGCTAAAAATGTTGGCTCTGCTGTTGCAACCAGCAATAACATCTGGACTGAGGAAACTGTTGTTTTGGACGCTGGTTCAGAGGGCGATGTTACTGGGACTCCGATTGCAACCCCATTTACTTCGGTTTATGGTTGGGTCGCTTTTGGTGATGGAACCACTCAGAAAGTTACCTTCAGCGCCACAACTCACTTTGCCGTTTCCGGTCATGCCAGCGAAACCGTTTGTGTTCGTTATTATGCACTAGATGCGGCTTCCCGTAGTCTGACAATTCCTTCCAATATTATTCCGAGCATTGTTTACTTGGTCATGGAGGCTCAGTTGGCCTCCGCTGATGAAACTGCCAACGTTATTGGTAAGGTTCAGATCATTGTCCCGAAGGCCACCATGACTGGGGCTTTTTCGATGAGCATGACCGCCGATGGTGTTGCCTCAACTCCGTTGAACGCTAGAGCTTTAGCCTACGAGGAAACCACAACTGGGGCTTGCACCAACGCTCCTTATCTTGCTAAGATTATCGAAATTTTGGATACCGCCAATTGGTATGATAACGTGATCGCTCTGGCTATTTCCGGGGGAGACTTTGCTTTGACTCATCCCGACACCAGACTGTTGCAGGTTTGGGCGATTCCGTCTAGTGGAGCGGCTTTCCTTCCCCCAGTTGCAGACTTGACTTTCGCTTCGTCCACCGTTGGCGCTGCTACGGTTGACGCTGCGGGCCTTGTGACAACTGTTGCCGCTGGAACGACAACGGTGAAGGCTTCAATTACTGCGGTGGCAACAATTGATGCCAACGTTATTGTAACCGTCAGTTAAGTTTTTTATTATAGAGAGTACCTAGAAATAGGTACTCTCTACCTTTCAATAATTGGAGGTAAAATGGCAAGAATATTTACCGATGGTGCTGAATTTGGAGATATGTTATTTTGGAATGGCGGAACGAGCGGAACAGCCGATGTTAGTTCTGTTGTCAAAAGAACCGGAAATTATTCATATACCTCCAACTCAAGCGGTGCAAACTCTGGCGAAATGGTTAGACTGTTAGATTCCGCTATCAGCGCCGGATACCTTCGTTTTGGCTTGAACATCGCTCCTGGTGGGGGCGAGAATACAATTTTGAAGTTTAGAAAAGGCTCAACGGTTATAGATTCCTTGAGATACGACGAATCTGTCAATCTATTGAAGGCATATCGGGGAGATGCTGCTAATCTTTTGGGAACCTCATCTATTCCTCTATTAGACAATACTTGGCATCTGATTGAAATTTATCTAAATATTCACGATACAACAGGTGTGTTTGATGTAAAAATCGATGGAACTGCCGCAATTACAGCAGAGAATGTTGACACTAAGCCGGGGGCAGACGCAGATTTTGATAACCTATCATTCTTAACTCCCGCTGGTTCTTTTGAATTTATGTATCTCGATGACCTTGCGTTAAACGATACGACTGGAGGTTCCGACAATTCTTGGTGTAATGACGGCTATGTTATTGCGATTGACCCAGACGGAAACGGAGATGTTAGTCAACTCACAAACTCTAATGCCACAAGTGTTGATAATTATTCGTATGTAGATGAAACTCCTCCCGATGGGGATACGAGTTACGTTGAAGGAACAACTGCTGGTCATCAAGACTTATATACTATTGCTGATTATTCTGGAACGGGAAAGACAATTCGCAGAGTCTTTGTGGAATCTAGGGCAAAATCTACTGGCGCTGTTGGCGATCTTATGAAACTGATTTTAAAAACTGGCGGAACTGTTTATGCTTCTTCAGATATTTCTTTGGGAGCGGCTTACACCGCTGTAGTTGGCACAGACCACACAGTAAATCCAGCAACAGCAGTCGCTTGGGTTGAAGCCGATATTGATGCTCTGCAAATAGGTGAGGAAGTGGTATAATGGCTAGACGTTCTACTGCGACTAAGACAAATGTTGAATATTCGCAGTCTACGACTTATAGAAGATCAACGTCTACTAAAGCCGAAGTAGAATACACGAATACTCTCACCTATAGGAGATCGACTGCAACAAAATTGATGTTGGAATATGAAATTCCACCAATTCCATATCCGAGAATAACATCTTCTAAATTAATAGTAGAATATTCATATCAACCATTTTCACCAATCAAACCCTATAAGAAATTTTTGATTTCTGTCGCTGATGTTTACGCTTATGATTCTAGCGGAAATCTTGTCTTATCAGGGAAAACCATGATGGATACCGGAATTGAACTCTCTTTATCTGTTACCGATGTTTATGGTGATAGAGGCGCTCCAACAGAGTTTGTCTACTTCTCAGAACCAGATTTAACAATCACTATTGAAGATAGTCAATTTAATTTGGCTATGATATCTGCAACTACAGGAAAAGATATAGAAACTGGAAGTGACATTTATGAGGATGAGAGAGTTGTAATTGAGGCGGGCGGAATCGGTGAAGTTTCAAAAACACCCATTGCAAATGGTTATGCTTGGATAACTTTACCAAACGGAACCTTTGAAAGATCATTGTTTACTGGAAATCAATTTACTTCTACTGCAACCGAAGGAAGTGTTGTTGACGTTTTATATCTAACAAACGTTTCAACGGCAGAAGTAATCACCATAGATGGTGAAATTGATCCTATGGAAGTTTATTTAGTTTTAGAGGCAACTTTAGCAATTGGAGATAGAACTTATAATGAATTTGGTAAAATTCAAGTAGAGAAATTAAAAGCAATTCTTTCTGGAAATTTTATTTTAACTATGTCGCCAGATGGAGTTTCTAGTACAGACATAGAAGCTAGAGCCTTGTCTTATGATACATATGAATCCGGAGTTGGATACTATTCAATCTACGGAACAATAAAAGAAACGATTCCGTTTAGAAATTGGTACGATGAAATTTCAGGAATATATATTGCCAACGGCGACTTTTCTCTTGCTTCAGGATCAACGAAACAATTGGTTGTAAAAGCGATTCCAAATACTGGTGCGGCATTTAGTCCGCCAATTTCAGATATTGAATTTACCTCAGATAATCCACCTTCTGCTACGGTGAATTCGTCTGGTTTGGTAACTGGAATTTCTGTTGGGAATAGTGGCATAAGAGCAAGAGTTATAAACCGAAGAGAAATGACAGATGTGGTTGTAGCAACTATAACATAAAAGGAGTCTTGTATGCCTAGAAAAAAGAAATCAGAATTAGAGCCAATTGATGAACTTGTTGAGGATATTTTTTCAGATGAAACAGAAGAAGAATATTCAGGCATGGTTGTCGAGATGGTTGTTGAAGAAAAAAAGCCTCAATCTAAAAGGACGGGCGTGGTTCACGCTGTCAGAGTAAATTCTATCTTCGTTAGAAATGATGGTGGAACTTTGACTTGGATTCCAAGAGAAAAAGGCGTTGCTTATAAAGTTGGAGAAGTTATTCTTTACTAGAGGAAACATGGAAAATATTGAGAAGGTAGTTCTTAAAAAGAAGTTAGAAAACAGAATCGTCATCATAGGTGGTCAATCAGTTATTATGAAGCCATATCTTAGTTATACTGAGCAAGGCGCTCTAATAACTAAATACCTGGAAACCTCTTTTGAAAATCACGCAATTGAAATTGAGGGAACATCGAGAGATTTTCTTGGCGCTGAATTAAATTTGATGATGAGTATTGCCGACCTATGCACAAACATTGATGTAGACTCTTTAGAAGTTGATGATTTTGATGCTTATGATTTTTGGAGTTATATTGAAAAGAATGTCGAAAACTATTATGACTTCAGAAGTCGGCTTTCGGATGCTGTTTCAGCGAAAGAAGAGGAGATTAGACTAGAAAAATCTATTGGTAATGTCATAGATAGTTTGTCTGCTAAACTATTTGACGCTTTAGATAAGTTTTCGGCATTATCTCCAGAAGATTTGGAAACAGTCACAACTCAAAGTCGATCTTTGTTAAAAGCTCTTGAGGAATCTTCTTTGACTGCTGTCTTAGCAGATAAAGAAAAAGAAGAAAAGCCGAAACGCAAGCGGAGTACAAAGGCGGAATAATGTCTCTTGGAAAATTGAAAAAAACGCTGTCTGAACGCTGCCCTGATTGTAAAAGCAATTTGACTTTGAGGACAGTTCAGGTTGAAGCAATCGAAGATGGCGAAGAAATTCTGCTAAATAAAGATGTGATTGTTTGTCCTAATTGCGGATACGAAAAGGAAGTTGAAGAAAAGCGAGTTCGGCGCAAGGAGGATGATTATGATGGCAACACTGATAAAAAATTCTCAAATTCTAAGAGCGGTTTTAGAAACGGCGATAGAAGAGGTAATTCGAGAGGTTTCCGATAAAGTCTCGAAGAGACTAAAAGAAAACATCAACGAATATACTTATTTTTTTGATTATTATCCGAACCAGATTTATTATAACGGAACCAGAACGGCGACTCATGAATTTAGGGATAAGGCATGGACTTGGACTGACATTAGAAAGTCTAGCAATTCAATCAAACGAAAACTTTTTTATGATTGGAAACAATTGTCCAAGATGGGTTCCGGCGAAGATACATGGAAACATGGTAGCTTGATTGAAGGTTGGGGTAGAGACGGTAGACAATATCTGGCAGAAAACCTAAACATTGAAGGCCATCGTTCTAGTTTAAGAGTTGGAAACAGATTTTTCGATAAAGAGCGCCGTGCATTCTGGGATATAACGATCAAAGAATTATTTGATGAAGGTCAACTTGAAAAATGGCTCATAGAAGGTTTTACGAAACGTGGGCTACAAGTATCTAAAGGTATAAAAAAATAAGGAGAAATATGAACGAATTTTTTACTTGGCTCGTCTATGGTGGCGGGTCTATTATGGCCGTGAGTTTTATTCTTGAACGCTTTGAAAAGTATCAAGAACTATCTGCTGAAACTAAAAAGTGGGTATTCTTTATTTTTGCTGCTGTTTTGTCTTTGGGATCATATGCAATTGTGACGTTTGTTCCATCCGAAGTTGTAGAAGCAATCAATCCGTTCTTTGCTATTATTTCCGGATTGTTTTATAACTTGTTTCTTGGCAAGAGTTTTCATGCTGCTGACAAGAAACCTTCTTCGCAATAAAGAATATAACAACAACAAATTCAAAATGAGACGGACTAACAATCCGTCTTATTTTTTTATTATCTTGGAGAATAACAATGAGCATATGGGCATTTGATATTAGTATGTCAAATACTGGAATATGTATTTTCGATAATGATGCAAAGTTAATTCATGTAACCAGCATAGATACAAAGAGCGAAAAAGAACATCCGAAAAGATTAAAAATTATCGCTGATAAACTATTAGAATTACGAAAAACATACACTCCAGACCTTGTTTTATTTGAACAAGGATTTTATAGATATCCAGGCAGTACAGAAGCAATTTACAAAGTTTTTGGTGTGGTTCAATATTTGTTTGCAGATATAAAACAGCTTTTTTACCCCCCAATGACAGTCAAGAAAGCCGTTTTAGGGCGTGGAAATGCCCCCAAAGAGGCTGTCAGAGACGTTATTACGAGTTTTTATTCAAATATGACCTTTAACAACCTAGACGAGACTGACGCGGCTGCTGTGGGCTTGTGTCATTTTCACAAAGAAGGAATTTTATAATGAGCGTTGAAAAAATTGAAGAAGTAAGTGATGAACAATGGAATTTAGTCAATCCTAAAAATAGAAAAATGGCTGAAGAATTCTTACGAGAATCGGTTCAACTCAGTCCACAAACATTGAAGCAATATTCATCTGCTATTAAAATTTATTTTCTGTGGGTAAAAGATAATCTTGAAGATAAGAATTTCTACGATATTAAGTCAAGAGATTTTTTGATGTATCAAAATTTCTTAGTTCGTAGAGGTTTATCTTCTGCTGCCATTAGATTGAAAAGAAGTGTGATTTCTAGTTTCAACGGATATATCGAATTATATTATCAAGAAGAATATCCGATGTTTAGAAATTACATCAACAAAAAGATTGCTCCCCCACCTCCTGCTTTAGTTAGAACTAAGGAACCACCCAATCTCGCTGAGATTGAAATGATTTGTGAAGAATTAGAAAAGCAAGAAAGATGGCAGTTGATCGCATATCTTAGATTTAGTTTTTCGACTGGTGCTAGAAGAAATGAAGTAAGACAACTTTTGAAAGAAGTTGTTCATTACGAGCCGAAAGTTTCTATCGTAGAAGTCAAGTCAGAAAACGGAATAATCGAAAAGAAAGAATCTCGATCTTACATCACTCATATTATTCGTTGTAAAGGTAGAGGAATCGAAGGAAAGAAACGAACTTTGCAGTTTGATGAGAAAACCATGAAGGCGATCAAAAAGTGGTTAGAGATTAGGGGTGAAGATGATTGCCCTTATGTTTTTGTGATTAGAAGCATTGAAGGAAACTGGCATCAGGTAGCAGAATCTACTTTCAATATCTGGAGTGAAAAATTTATCACCCCAATTCTGGGAAGAAGATTTCACCCCCATGCTATTAGAGAAGCAAGAGCTACTAGTTTAGTAATTGAACAAGGTAAAGATATTAAGGTTGCTCAAAAACTTCTCGGACATGAAAGCAGTACAACTACTGAGATTTATGTTATCAATAAGGAAAAAGATGATTCGGATGAGGCATTTTTAGATTAGTGCCTCTAATTGAAAGGAGGTGCTAATGGCTGGACAGAATTTTACGGTTTTAATTGAAGCCAGATTAAAAAGTCAGATCGAAGCGCAAATAAAGGCTTTAGCAGAAAAGCAACAGCAAATTCAACTTTTTGTTAAGTTAAAACTAGAAGACATTGGGGCAACTTTACCAAAAGACGTTGCTGATCAAATTGAAAAAATACGTCAAGAGGCGAAAAGCCTAAGTAGTTTACACGCTACAGAAATAGAAGACGCTGAGGGTAAGAGAAAGATACAGCAATATACTCTTGAGTATATTAGCAAAGAAAATGAAACAAGAAAGGCGATATTCAATCTTACTCAGAGAGAAAGCGTTGTAACCAAACAGAAAGAAGAGTTTTACAAACGCTCTGATAGATACAGCAAAGATTATCTTAAAACAATAAGAGAGTCTGAGAAACTAGAACAAGATCAACTAAGAACTCAAGAAAAATTAGATGCTCTATATGCTAGAAGAGCGGATCAAATGAAGAGTATGCAAATTCAGGCTCAGAAATTTGATGAAAGAGCGAAAACGTTATCTCAGACACCACAAGTTAGAGAAGCCCGTTCTATCGCAAAGCAGATGATCGACAGCGACGATCCTCAGAGAGTTGCTGAACTTAATGATAAATTACAAGTTTTAGACGCCGGAATTAGGCAATCCGGTAAAGCGACTTGGTCTTGGGCGGAACAAATGAAGGTTGCCATTAAAAGAACTATAGAGTGGGGAGCGGCCACAGCGGTTTTATATGGCGCTTATAGGCAACTCAGAGAAGGCATTCAGTATGTTATAGACTTGAATAAAGAACTGACAAATATTCAAGTTCTACAAACAACCGGAGCCAAAACAAACGAACAGATTCAAGACTTAGCGAATTCCTATAATGATTTGGCGATTGAGATGGGTGTAAGCACTTTGGAAATTGCCAGGGGCTCTACAGAATGGCTCAGGAGCGGCAAGAGCATTTCTCAGACTAAAGAATTGCTTAAATCAACTTTGATGCTCTCAAAGTTAGGTGCAATTGAAGCCGCAGACGCTACAAAGTATTTAACAGCGATTATGAATGGCTTCAATATGGAAGCGGAAGAATCGGAATCTGTTGTAGATAAATTGGTTCAATTGGACAACAACTATGCTACTAGCGTTTCGGAAATAGCTCAAGCAATGCAGAGGTCATCTGCTTCTGCTCAAATGGCTGGAGTTGAATTTGATCAACTTGCAGCATATATAACTGTTGTTTCTTCCGAAACAAGAAGAAGTGCGAGTACGATTGGTGAAGCCTTTGATTTTAGAGGCTTTGCGGCATAATAAATAAACCGCAAAGAAAATTTTCTTTTATGATTTATGCGACAATGTCGCATAATGCTTGGAAACCCTTTTGGCGGGGCGACAAGGACGAAGCGAGTGTGTTTTCTCATTATCTTCCCGAAAGTGAGATATTTTTATGAAGAGATGTTTGAATTGTAATAAAGAAATTCCGAATGCAGTTTCTTTTAAAAAATTTTGTTCTATAAAATGTAGAAATGAATATAGAACTGTTCAAGATCGAGGAAAATATAAATATTTTTGTGATTTCTGTGGTGAGTATTTTGAGGTATCTTATAAAAAGAAAGGTGAGCATGTATTTTGTTCTAAGGAATGTAATTTTGCATTTGTTTCAAGAGAAGGAAGAAAAGTAACAATTTGCGAATCTTGTGGGGAAGAATTTGTTCAACCAAGACATGAAAATCACAGGTTTTGTTCTACTGCTTGTGTCGGAATAGGAAAAAAGAATTTGGTGGGAGAAAAAAGCCCCAGTTATATGAAAAACTATTCCGAAGATGATCGAACGTTTTTATGTAAAGTGTGCGGAGAAAAAATAAAAAGACCTTTTCGAAGAAACAGAATCCCAAAACATTGTTCTAAGAAGTGTGCGATGGCAGCCATGATCAATTCTCTCACTAAGCCCCACGTGGCAGTCTGCAATATGCTGGATGAATTAGGGTTTGAATATTTGATAGAGGAGAAAATAAATGGATTTTTCGCAGACGTTTTGATTGGAAGTTTGGTAATTGAGGTTATGGGAACCTACTGGCATTGTGACGTTAGAAAATATAATCAAACAATAAACGACAAGCAGCAGAGAAATGTAGAAAGAGATTGTCGAAAGAAACATTCTCTAAACGATTCTGGATACAAAATATTATATTTATGGGAAGATGATATAATTAAAAATTCAGAAATGTGTTCTAAATTACTAGAATTCTTTGTGCTTAATAATGGAGACATAGATAACCACCATTCCATGAATTATCATTTTGAGGGTGGAATATTGTTCTATAATGATGTTGTCTGGGTTCCGTATTTTGAATATGACACTTGCGCGTTGAGAGACTAAATAAGAAAACACCATATTTAGATGGTGATGAGATAGTCCGAACTGCGATATAAGCCAATAAAAGAAATCGCAGAAGAATACTCAGGTGTAAAGACACCTTAAAGAAGTAGTATTCTCACTCCAAACCGGAGTAGTAACATAATGTAAAACCATTTTTGCTCGTATGGAAAATATTAAATTAGGAAAAGTTTTTGAGGATGACGCTACCAATATCAATGACGTTGAAAAGGCATTGTCGTTGGTTGGAATTCGTCTTAGGGAGGAAGAGGGCGGATTCCGATCTATGGCCGATGTTTTGGATGAACTGTCCTCCAAATGGGATCAGATTGGTGAATTGGAACAGCGGGCCGTTGCAACCGCCATTGGCGGTTTGCGCCAGAGAGAAGTTTTGCTGACTCTTTTGGGAGAGCAAGAAAAAGTACAAAAAGCCATGATTCTTCAACAGGCCGCAGAGAACCTAGCACAGAAACGTTATGCTATTTATCTTGAAAGCGTTGAAGCTGCTCAAGAAAAATTCTTGGCAACAAAACAGAAATTATGGCAAAACTTTATCCCCAGCGATCTTGTAAGAGATGTAATTGATCTCGGAACCGGAATATTGACTCTGATTGATCAAATTGGCGGTTTGAGTTCAATTATTGTGGTTGCCACTGCTGCCCTAGTCTTATACAATTCTCAACACGTTTTAGCATTTGGAACAAACTTAACCTCTGCAATAGCATCTATTCCCAGATTGATCGCAGGAATAAACGCATATACCTTTGGTTTAAATGCTGCAACAATTGCAACAGCTAATCTTGCAATAGGAATAAGCGGGTTAGTTGCCGCATTTTTGGTTTATAGAAAGTTACAAAAAGATGCCGAAGACGGAATTAAAAATGTTGCCTCAGCGTGGGAAGAAGCAAACAGAAAGTTAATCGAAGTTGAGGCAAGCAACACAGAAGTTCTTGACAGATATCGCAAAGCGATGGATAATACAAATGCTGTATTAGACAAGCAGTGGTTTTATCTGAGGGCGCTGATTGACGAAGAAAAGTTACGGGAAGACCTAGCTAAAGTAACAATTGAAACGCTAGGTAAAACATCTAAAACATTTGAAGAATATTCTAGGGCATTGAAAGAAACTGCTCTTTATCTAGGATATTCGGTTGATGAAACAGGAAGGTTTTATACTCTCATTCCGACAGTTGATGGAATAGTCAAAGAATATTCGAATTCTCTCTGGGGACTTAGTGACGCAGAGTTTGAGGCCGGAAGAATATCTGGAATTCTTGGAGAAGAAGTGGAGTTTGTTGGTGGTGCTTTCAGAGAATTTTCGGATGTCTTAGACGGCATTCAAGATAAAATAACGGTCATAGATGATGCAATAACTTCCTTTGGAAAGGGAGAATTCGGTGTTGAAGATATTCAAAAGTTGGCTGAAGCCTATCCAGAATATTTAGAGGCTCTTGAAATTGAGGGAGATAGTCTTACTTTAAACACTGAAAAGTTAAAAGAATACAAGAAAGAGTTGATTGAAACCGCTATAGCGGCAATCAAGGCGGCAGGCCCACTTACCGAATCTGCTGCGAAACAGGTTGAAATTCTTGAATTCATGCTTAAGACTATGGATAAAATGCCATCTGAATCTGGTGGGTTTTTTCTAACCGGATTCGAAGAAGAAAGAGAACGACTTGATGAAACTTTAACTGGTTATCAGGCTCTTAGTGACGCAATCGGACAATTCGGAGAAACATCTCAAGAGGCATATGAAGCATTACAGAAATTCTTAGGTGAAGGCGCAGACATTCAAAACTTTCTAACCGAAGAAGGCGCTGTAAACATAGACGCCTTGAAGTCTCATACAGAAAGTTATTTTTCCTGGCTGAATGACGCAATCATAAACTCAACCGAGTTGTCGGAAGAAATGAAAGCGGCACTACTTGGTCTGTTGAATGAAACTGCTAATGCTATATCAAATATTCAGGGTAGATTAGTTGACGGAATTTATTTAAACCAATATCAATTCCAACAATTTGCAACTGATGTTTCTCAAGTTTTATTTGATGCTGCTAATAACGCGAAAATCGTTTTAGTTGATATTGCTGGTAATACTCTGAATTCTGCTGAAAACGTAAAAGTTGCCCTGATGAATAAGATGATCTCATATGATCAACTTATGGCTCAACTGAAAAATTCATCTTTTGGATATCTAACTCAAGTTGCAGAGTATGGTGCACAATTAACTGGTTTTCTAACCGGTGGGACTCCGTATAAACCTGTTGCACCAAATTACACAACTCTTGGAGGAGGTGGGGGCGGAAGCGGTGGAAGTCAAGCCGAATCGCCAGAAAAGAAGCGAATTCAAGCAGACATAGACGAACTTCTTCGAAAGAAAAAAGCATTACAAGATAATCTTAAGGCTTTCAAAAAGTATATTGATCTTCAAAAAGAATCTCTGAAACTTCTAAAAGAAGAAAAAGAGTTCAACGATTCCTTACAAAAGAAAAATAAAGAACTTGGTGATCTGAAAACAGAAATCATGATTCTTGGCCTAGACGATAGCGAAGAAGCTAAAGCCAAACGATTGCAACTTGAAGAAGAAGCGATGCTTTTGGAAGAGGAAATCAACAAAGATTCCGAAGATCGTAAATATGAACTTCAAATTCAGGCTCTTGAAAAACTAGAAAGCGAATATCAAGAAGGAATTGAATATCAAATCGAACTGATTGATATGGAAATTCAAAGACTGAAAGATGAAGCCGAAGCATTGAATTCTGTTGGTGGAGGAGTTTCTTCGGTTACTTCGCAGTATCAATATCAAGGGAGTGTTGTTGCGCAAGTAGTTGATTCCATAATTGCAAAATTAAAAGAAAACAAAGACAGCGTTGCGGCAGTAGAATCAGAAATGAGAACTTTGATTACCTCTTGGGTGTCTGCCGGTTTGAGTGCAGATGAGGCGTATGCTAAAGCTGTTCGCTATTATGATTATCTCTCTTCTATGGGTGGTGGTGGCAATTGGCAAACAAACGCTCCAAGCGCAACCACAGGAACGGGGGCGGTTGCTGCGGTTCCTCATCACAGCGGCGGTTTTGTTGGTGGATTGAAAAGCAATGAAGAATTTGCCAAACTTCTTGATGGCGAATTGGTTGTAACTCAATCCCAAATGGATAAGTTTATGAAATATACATTGCCAGGAATGGCTAAAACCAAAAATCTTCAAAGGCGGAGGTTTGATA